ATCCAGGACAATCCCAAGTTCATCCATAGTTGCAAGCTCATGGGCTCTTTGACGCATGGTCTCCTCAAAATCGCCACCGTGTAAGGCGACAACTTGAGACAAAGTCATGATGCCTGACCGAATCATTGACTTATAAGCCTCAGCTTCTTTCTGCGGATCTACAAATTGCGCTGCTGGTGCAATCCATTTCGCTTCGTAATAACGATCAGGGTCCATATCAAAGGCAGGCATCTGCAAGACCCCTGACATCACACCCATTTCGATCCAACGCTCGTAAATTGGTTGGCACAATTTGTCGATGACATATTGCTGCAAAGTCCTGTAATGAGCGCGAGTCTCGATCAACTCCAATCGAGACGAGCTGTAGTTACTTTGCGAAAAATCAGAACTGACTTGGGTGTAAGAGCAACCGACACCAGCAGCTACAGCACGCAACATCTGCGCCACAAATGGCGTAAACGCATCGTCTGGGCGCTGAGGCGAGAAGAATTGCATTTCTTCACCTGGCGCAAGACGGCGAATGCTGCCAGGGGAGAAGTCCAGAACAGACTCTTCCTGATAGGTGCCATCCTCAAATAGCTCTTGATCAGGAGTACGAACAAAACCCATCATTGCTGCGCTTGAACGTGCAGCAATGATTTCTGCTTCCTCGTAGCCACGCAGATTGTTCAACCGCATGATTGCCGAGGCGAACGCAGTCACCCCACGGGTTTGACCAGGGCGATCAACGGAATACAGATGAATGATTTCGTTGGCAGGGATTCGCGTCCGACGTTTCTTAGCAATCTGCGCGTAACTAAATTGATAATCACCAGGGTGATAATTCAAAAAGTGGTAAGCCACTGGGGCTGACCACTCATCAATCTCAACGCCCATGCGGACGCGATTGCCGTTTGGCTCAAATCCGGTGTAGTCATCATCAAGCAAATCTGCCTCGATAACCTCTAGCCCCAACGGGATGCGACTATCGCCAAAGGATTGTTGAACAAGGCGTACAAAAACTTCGCCCGACTCAATCATGCTGCCAATGCACAGCTGTTGAATTTGCGGCCAAGACAAGGTGCCACCTGCGTGGCAGTTCTTGGCTTTGCTCCACTTCTTAAATTCGTGCTCAATAATTGGATTTAAGCGTTCATCAAGGCGACCGCCTCGAATCATTCGCACTTGCGCTTGATGCTTGATGCCTTGACCAACAACGTTGTTCTTGACAGCACGCAATGCAGATTTTGCGAAATCTGAATCGCGAACAAGAGCCCGAGCACGATTCCGCAGAATACGCAGGCTGTTTTTTACTTCTGAATCGGCGCTTGTGCCCTGACTAATCCAATCGGATGTCAGGCGATTCATTTGAGCGCCTGCGTAGTTGCGTCTTGCAACTCTGCGTTTTCGCGTAAAAGGCCACATGACTAACGGAACCTCACTTTGGCTAGGCCAGGATTGCCAAGCCCTTGTCTAATCTTTTCAGCCCGACGCTCGGCGTTGACCTCAGCCTGCAAAGCATCACGCAATTGCAGCAATTCGGTCATCTTGTATCTCTTTAAATTGCGACCGCCAATCGTATATTCCTGAACCATGCCGCCTTGAGACAGAGTTCTAATCGCGGCTTCTACAAAGTCAAGATCAATTTTTGCTCTTGATCGATCGTCAAATGCGCCCGGCTGCCCTGTGTAGCTAAGAGTGGCCTTGACAGTGAACTGACCTCGGCCTGCTGTGTACTGAACTGCGCCTAAAGACGCAATACCTTGCCACGTCCACAACCCAGCGTCAAAACCTGTAGTCACATTGGATGGCACCGTAACGCGCCAGCCATCGCTTTCAGCTACGCCTGTAACTGTTGCTCCTTCGTGGTTTTTGTCTGTCCTGGCATACCACGTTAAAGTGTAGCTTGCGCTATCGATCTGAGTGCCTATCGAATCGTTAAAAGCAGGTACGTCAAAAATGACCGTGTCACCTGCATTAACAATTTCAGGAACAAGAATGCTCACCAGTTGGTAACGAAGGACTGCTGAGGACGACGCGCACCACGTCGTCGCAATGGCTGATATTCAGATTCTACCTTCCTTTCAGGCTTAGGCTCGGCTTTTATTGCTGCTTTCTTGAACTGTTTGAAAATTGTATGCCGGTTGTACCGAAGATATAAAAAGTTCAATGCTGCATACGAATAAACAAAACAGTCCAAGGCTTCGTTGCGATCCCCAGCTTTTTTCTTCCACTCACGCACCGCAAAACCCTTGACATAACGGACAACTTGACGTTCTGACGTGAGCTGCTTGAAATATTCTTCGCTGGCCTCTGCGTGAAAATGAATGTAGCCCGCACCTTCCTCGTTGTGTTTTAACCGGCCAAACAACGTTGATTTGATCGTATCGACTCCAACAGGAAACACCTCGGCAGAGTTTTTAAGCACTTGGCCGCGATAGTTGATGTCAACTTTGCTTGGTTTGCCAATTGCAGGCTTATTTCGTTGCGACTGACCTTTCAACGCGAAAACGTTGCGTTTCATTCGCTCACGGCAAAACGCATACACCTCGCTAGTGAAGTGGCCGCCACTATCAATCCCAACAGCAGCAAGCCTGACCTCGTCACCGTTGTTGCGTTTGTACTTTCTAAAAATTACGTCGTCAACCTGCTCCCAAAGCTTTGGCCCAGCAGGATCGCCATAGATCTCATCGTGTGAAATCAACCAGCACTCTTCTCCCTCGGCGTATGCATAAATACCTACAGCAACGCGATTGTCTTGCACGTCAATGCCAGCCGTAACAATGCTTGCTTTGTCTGGGATCTCACTGGCGGGATAAAACTCAGCACGCTCGCGTAAGCCTTCCGCACCAAGCTTTGCTCCGACCTCTTCCTCCCAGGTTTCGCCCAGCACCGTGTTGACAAACGTTTTTAACAAAGGAGCGTCGTTTTTCGCGCGTAAGAACTCAGTAACAATCTCCTCCCAGCTTTTCCAGCCCAGCGGCGAATACAAGCTAGACAGATGGAATCCTGCTGTTCTTTTGTCCTCTGATGTAGCAGTGGCTCGCCACTCGCCTTTGCGAAGCATCTCGCTTTTGTAATGCTCTTCGATGTGCGTTCCACAAGACTCGCAAACGTAAGCAGCTGTTCTTGGGTCCCCATCACGCCACTGGATGTTTTTCCACTGCAGATGCTGCATGTGCCCGCAATGCACGCAGGGGACAAAATATCGACGCTGATCAGATGCCAAATATTCCGTCTCGATCCTGCTCATGTCCTTGACCGTTGGCGTAGAGGTCAAAATGATTTTTCGCCGCGAGAACGTTGAGGCCCGTCGTTCTGCCAAGGCACAAGGGTCACCCTCTCCGTCAACGTCGGCAGGGAATGCATCAACCTCGTCAAGCAGCACCCAGCGGCAAGGAGCGGAACGCAAGCCCGTTGCAGAGTTTGCCCCTGTTAGCAACAGGATCCCTCCTGGGTAATCCTTGCTGAACATTGTGTTGCCTGAGTCTCGACTCCTGGCAGGTGCAATCTTTTCCGCCAAACATGGCGTTTCATGGATCAACGAATCAAGCCTCTGCTTTGACAGCCTTTTTGCCATTTCAATCGTCGGCTGAACAAACAAAGCTGGCCCAGGTGCGTGAGCAATCATGTACCCGACGACGTTATTGATCGACTCTGTTTTGCCCAACTGCGCCCCAGCCATGAACACAACTCTTTGGACTGAACTGCTCGACGACATGCAATCCATAATCTCTTGCAGATACGGAGTCCGATCCGTCCTCCAAGGCCCTGGCTCTGACGATGCCTTGTTACTCAGCATTCGGTATTTATCTGACCATTGTGAAACAGTCAGATCAGGGTCAGGCCTTAGCCCTTCAAGGAATGCGTCTTGATAAACCTTTGCTCCATCATCCATCGGTCAATCTCTCCAATGCTTTACGCAGTTCTTCTGTAAGGGCCTGGTGAATAACAACAGGGTCAGTCTCAGCGGCAAATTGATTTGCCACTCGATCTGGAATGCTGTTCACAGCATCGCGCACAGACCTTGCAAGTGAAAAGGCCTCCCTCCTCACCTTCTCTGCCTCGCATAGCTTTTCTTCCTTTACCTCAAGATCTAGTCGCGCCAGTTCTGCTCGGAAATGCTCTGACTTTGCACGCGACTCGTTAAAGCTAGGGATCTCTTGATCCGATCCAGAAATTCTGCTGGTAAGCTGCGGGATTTCGCCATTCCACGCAGCAATTGCAGAGTCTTGGTCGTAATACGTAGTTGCGCCTTTTTTGCTAAATGTTCCGTCAAGTCTGCCTGTTTTTTTTACTTGACTAACACGCGCTGGGCTAACACCCAGGACTTCAGAGATTTGCTTGGTAGTAACTAATGGCAACCTGAATTAATAGGAAATTAAATCGACTTTACACACATTTGTGGCAGTTATGCATATATAGGTATTCATAGGGGAAATACTTGCATTTGCCATCCTTGGCGTGTAGAATGTTCGGCGCTGACGCTAGCCGAGAGACGAGGTCCGAAATAACC